AGAAATCTACGGACTAGAGCACCACCATCTCTTTTAGCGGCGCGGTCTGCAGAATCATCTGCTGTCTTTTGTTTAACAATCATTCGTTCGAACAACTGTGCTTGATTTTGGGCTTGGGAGGCGATCATTTTCATTACGAAACCACTTAATCCACCGCCGAGCATTGCTAATAGTTCTGTTGTCATATATCTATTTATACAAATGATGTTTTTAAAACAACTACATAATAAATAGTGTTTAAAAATAGCTAATGTTATAAATAACCTTATGGTAGACTTAAATGAAAACACCAATGTAAACATTCCACTACGTAACCTTTTAGCGCTGATCTTTGCTGTAGCAGTCAGTGTTACTGGTTATGTCAATCTTACATCCAGAATTACTCAGCTTGAGCATGATCGAAATATTCGTGATGTAGAGATTGGAGCGAATACAGAGTTTCGTATTAAATGGCCGAGAGGCGAACTCGGTGCCTTGCCTGAAGATGCTGAACAAAATCTAAGATTACAGTACATCGAAAAGCACTTAGACGAAGTAGAAAAGATCGCTCGTACTTTAGAGATTACGGCAGACAACGCGAAGAATTAACCACCTGCAAATACGTTTGGTGAACCAGCTTTAACAGCAGTACAACCACTAATTCCATCACCTACACGGCCGCATCCTAAATTATTAACTTTTACGGTGCTTGATCCTGCAGCAATTGGAGCAGCGTGTGATGGACATGGTGAACCAGGCAAAAGGTGCACAGTGTTCTTATCAGTTTGTCGTGAGACTGGTATACCATTTGCGTATACGTTACCACTCGCGCCAGATCTTACTGGTCCTGAACAGTGTGGTATATCTGCGTCTCCAATTCTTGTGACTGCTGGCATTTTACTATTTATACGTAATATGAGCTTACGACGTTATAACCTAGCGTTATACTATTATTTACTTTATGTGTGAATGTTCCAACAAATACTAGATCCTCTTCTAAATCCACAGTGGTGACAGGAGGTGGTGCAGGTTCTCCAGTACCTTGAGTAGTTGTAGTTGTTTCTCTATCGTATATTACTGTTACGGTATATGTAACAATTACGTGATCTTTAGAATCCTGTTCAAACAAATAGAAATCTTTATTAGGAGGAAGATTATCAATATTGAGAAAGGACGTAGGTTCTTCAATAAGGTCAGATGAACCTTTCGAAACGAATTCACCATAGTCATTGAACTGTGCTAAGTAGCTACCAGCAACTGATACACCTGATAGAGAAGTTGATAACGTAATACCAGAATCTTCTACACTTGATGTAATATTGACTGACGTTACTGTTTCGACAACACCTGCAGTAGTATCTAAAATAAGACTATTACTCATAGCACTAAAGTTAGTGTTACGAATAACGTCAGATAGCTTTGTTTTTTCAAGTTCCATAGGTTAGCTTATGACTCCACTTAATAATTTTCCATCAGCTTTATAGCTATGCTCAAACGGCCCGTCGAAAACGCTGTCTAATGAATCAGCGTAAACCGCAGTGGGTGAAGTAAAGCCTAGGAGATTAACAACCTTAACGAGGCCGTCATACATTTTGTGTGTACCAACTTTATAAGGATTCCACGAAACGAATCTAGAATTATCGCGTTTAATAATCTCAAAGATTGGTACTGTTCCACTCACTGGAGCTGAATAAAGATAGAAGTCAGGTGTAGAACTTTTATCGATAACAAAACTACCATTGTCATTAATGATTTGATATCCTATTAAATCAACAGAATCTTCAGTGATATTCATATCTTCAAAGAGTGTATTATCAACTAAGTTTTTACTCTTAATTTTGTTTTCTACATCAGCTCGCGTTTCGCCGAATACAAAATATTGTCTAGTCCATATACCTTCTCCTTGATTTAAATAATGTCGTACATTAAGCGTGAATACGGTATAATTTCTCCAGTCTGTTTCGCCAGATTCTGGAGTAAGCTTTGTATAACCCTGCCTAATGCGATTTTTCTGCCATGTATTTTCGAGTTGCTCATCTTTACCAAATACAACCCCCATTGATTGACCATAATCTCCTGAATTCTCGCTACAAAATGTAGTCCATCCTCCAGTTTGATCTGTATCAAACACTGTTCTCGTAGCAAAATCAGGAACGCCAAAGTTGCCTGTCATTTGAGTATATGTAGTTTGATCTATATTCGCGGTGTAGTTATATTCTAAAGCAGTTCTTCTTACTCCTCCCCAAGGCATATTATGGTAATTATAGACTTCTGTACTACCAAAGTTATACATCCCTAATGTTACTTCAATCACACCATCACCTAGATCCTTGTACTTTGTAAGATTTATAATATGCGAAGGATTATCTTCAGTGTATAACTTACCTGCAGGTTGCATCCAATTCATTGAGTAAAAACTCTTATTGGGTTCATCGATCTCTGTCGCTAATCTTGGAGTATAGAATGGTTCAGTTAGAATCGGATCTTTGATATAGATACCTGCGCTATGATTAAACTTCGAATCTCCATCTTTATTATATACTGATACCGTTTGCCATACTTCATCAACCCACGGTGCCCATTGTCCACCATCACTAGATCTATATTGTGGAGGTACAGTTTCACCTAGAGAATCTGTCTTTAACGAATATATCTGACCACCTTTACCAACTCTTAATACCCAGTCACTTGATGAATCACTCGTGATAAGTGTGTCCATTAAAAGTTCTTCACTATAATTAATAGACCATTCGGAGTTAGATGGACTATACGACCGAGATATACTAGTTTGCGGTGAGGTATAGTTTCCTTCAACAGTACTAATAGGAAATGCAGATTTGATACTATCTACTTCTTTCTTAACAGCAGTGCTTTCATAACTAAAATTGGAATTCATGTATTCTAATAGTGTTACACCAAACTGTTCACCTGTTCTGTTTACTGCATCAATGCAGAATATAAAAGTGTCTGTTCGAACATACTTATCAAGATCAGAATCATAGACATAGTTACCTGTAGAGTGGTTACCAATAATTGGTTCTATAGATGTTACTGGTGGTACACCTCCTGAAGTCTCCTCAGTCGCTGAGATTTTCCACTCTATCGTAATTTCGTACGTGCGGGCATCTCGTGGATCAAGACTAAAATTGAACATGTCTTTGGCACGTTCATCACTTGGTGGCCAACCAGTAATAGTAACTGTATCAGATTCGGTTTCGAAGTCTCTAAACTCCATCGACACGTTTGGAAAAGATTCAATCGTAAAGCTACCTGAATACGAATACGTGAAATCTCCATTATCTGAAAGTGTTGTTCCAGTATCGATATCCTCGTTTGTCACGATTCTCGAAGCTTCGATCGTTTCGACTATAAGTGGATCAACGTTCTCTGTACGCCATTCGAGGAGATGAGCGAATGTATCATCGTCATAGCCCGTTCGGCACTCTCCAAGATCTAAAATCGGTATTGGCATATATTTGTATTTATATGGTTTACATGCCTAAGCCGTTGTGGTATAATAATATATGAATCCAACCAAACAGAGACAGTTCTCTAAAGCGTTGGTATTCAACAGTTGAATCTAGTTTATCAACTTATTCATCAATTTTGTGATTTTCTTGGATAGATTTCAAAAAAAGTCCTAAGTAGTTGACCAGCATTGATATAAAACCGGTGTACAATGGGCTCATATATGGTATAATTAATACTGTAACCAACCAATAACAGTTAAAATTATGAAAAATACACTTACTCCTCCCGCCACCAAGCTCGTCCTCAACACTCAATATATGGAGAATTACTCCTCTCACGATTGGGACGGCACCGGTAAGTGTCCTCAGCACTGGAAGCCAAAAGGTGGCTCCACATACGTCGTGACTGATGAGTCACTTCTCTCCTCGCCCGAGTCTCTCGAAGAGATCCGCGGCATGATTGAACACTCTGATGAATACTCTTCGGTGGTTGTTCGAGGAGAGTGCACTGTGAGCGCAGACGCCACAGTCTGTGAGGATTGGGAGACTCTTAACGAGATCTATCGTGCTGAAGATGGCACATATCGTGTGAAGAGCGTGACTGACAATCGCGACCACGGTTCAATGCGCCACCAAATCGCGTTCAAAACCGCTGACAGACCACTTAGTGGCGACGGCGATTTCTCTGTTGAGTATGAACTCACAAATGGTCGAGTTGCTCACAGCGACGAACAGCTCAGAGTAGAGCTCACCAACATGGGGGTAAAATTTTAATATGAAACTATACACTGCACTCTTCATAGTTCTTAGCAGCACTGCATTCTCTTATTCAGATCGTGATGTAGTTGCATCTACTCTGATCCTCGAAGCAGGAGGAGAATACGCTGAAGGTGCAATGGAGTCGGTACACGAAGTGGTCTATAATAGATCAATGAAACGAAACAAATCAATGTCGGCTGTTTGCCTTCAAGCATGGCAATTCTCATGTTGGAATGAAAACGATGTTGATACGAATATAGCGAAAGCAAAGAAGCATCCGCGCTGGCACGAGGCAATGAAGATTGTCGACACCGCCGAGATGACCAATTACACAAAAGGCGCTGATCACTATTATGCAGAATATATCGACGAACCATATTGGGCAGCGGCTATGTCTCAAACCACTAAGGTCGGAAGACATATTTTCTTTAAGTAGTTTCTTTAATCATTTACAAATCAACACAAATATAGTATAATATACATTATGACAGAAAAACAAAGACTCGCGTTTATCAAGAAAACCGCAAAGAAGCTCAAGCGTCAAAAGCTTGGACTTCCAGCTCGAGGCCGAATTCCAAAGAAAGCAGTATCAAAGGATTCACTCGATTATGTTAACTTTGAACCAAAAGCTCCAAGCAAAGAAGATATTGATGAAGAGTTTGAAATCCTCACTAAATATACCGCAGACGCATTTGTGGACAATAACGAATACTAATATACATTATGGCTAAAGTACTTGACAAATATAATCGAGTCATCGCGTGTGACTCTAAATATACTGGAGAAGAACCACGATGGGACGGATGTGAAAATTGGGAGCCTGTAAAATTCATGGAGAATCGAAATCGCATGTTCGGTTTCTATAACTATTATCTCAGCGCGAAAGACCTTAAAGTCTTTGCTCTAGAGTGGATGAAGAATAACGGATATAAGAAGGACGAAATCAAGTATATCAAAAGCTTACGAGATACACAACCTTCAGTCACTACATCAAAATTGTGCAGAGCTCTGAATAATGGCATGTTGCCTACATGTGATGGATACATGGAGTATTATAAAGATAAGGAAGGATATAATATCACAGAGGCGCATAACGACCTTACACATATCAAGACTGAGCTTACGTCTCTACTCGCGAACTATGTAAAAATCGTCGACACTCCTGTTGATGCAAACAAACACACTAACAATATTAGTCCTATCGAGAGATTGAAGAATAAAGTAAACGGTACTGTATGTGCTGAACTTGATTGGATGCTCGACGATTGGATTAATTCTGAGCCGAAGGTGAAGGGAATTAACGTATATTCTCTCCTTAAGCAGCACACTATTCCAGCTGCTGGTTTGAAGTATGTAGAAGAGTGGTTAGGTAGATATAAGACAGAATTGACTGAAGCTCTAGAGGGTGATCCTGACAGCGCCGAGGGTTATTCATATCTAACCAAACCAGGAATTCGTTCTCGTATTAAGGAGCTTACTAAAATGGAGGAGCAAGTCGCTAAGTTTAGAGCCACTAATACTAATGCTCGAAAGCCACGAAAGAAGAAAGTTCAGAGTGCTGATAGACAAGTAAAGTCTCTCAAGTATTTGGCTGAATCTGATGAATATGCTGTCACCTCTGTGTCACCAGCAAATATCCCTGGAGCAAGGAAGCTATATGTCTTCAATATTAAATATCGTCGAATGACTGTATACGAATGTTCATCCACTGAAGGATTTAGTGTGAAAGGAACCTCGATCAAAGGATTCGATGAGAAGCTAAGTTACTCTATGTCACTTCGTAAACCGTCTGATGTTATTAGCGCGATCGTCACAAAGACCGATAAGCAACGAGATAAGATCATCGATGCTCTCACAACAAAACGTAAAGAAGCAAACGGTCGAATGAACGATCAAACCCTCATCCTTAAAGTAATATAATGGCTAAGAAAATACCAGTAAAAATGTCTATCACAAAAGAACAGTTGGTAATACAGACTGAGATCTTGGTCCACAAGGATAAGATGTCGTACGCTGAAGCTATTTGTCACTTATGTGAAGAAAAACAAATCGATCCTGAGGATATGGCCAAGCTCGTAAAGGGCGCACTGAAGAGTAAACTCGAAGCAGAAGCAATGGATCGCAACATCATCAAGAGGACTACTTCATACTTATTTTAATGACTGGCTTTCAGGCATATTCCTTATACAACTCAATTCGATTGCACTTTACGCAACAAGGTTATAACGCATTCGCATATAACTTTAAGTCTAATGTAAAGATGCAGAGTTTTGAGAGGAGAAAAGATCGATACTTCTTTGAACGTATCGCGAAGAAGTTTGTAAAAGAAGATGATTTGAAAATGTACTTTGCCGATAACATTATGGCTGAGAACATGTGGATCGGTGAAATGGAAATGGAATCTCATACCACTCGAGATACCTATCGCCAATCAATGTTCTATAACTTCCAAAGAGAGACAAAACTAATTCGCGAAAATGCGTATAAATACAACCTTACCTTTGATGGAGTCTGTAAAGCAAACTCCGACAAAACCGATAACCTCTTACTTAATCTCTTTATGAGCCAACAGATTTCCCCAGAAACTGTAGCGATTATAGATCATTTTGTGAAGTTTATCAAAAGCCTGAAGAGTACACTCAACGATCCATTAGGTATTGTTAAAGGTACTCTTCTTACACTCGAAAAATACCAACAGTTCATTATTCCACTCATTGCCTCAGATGAAAACAAATACCGTGATCAATTAATTATGTTATTTACAAATGAGCCAAATCAGTATAATATAGAGTTTGTTGGTAGCAATAATACAACGCAATACTAAAAACAATACAACGCAATACTAAAAATAATATGTCATTCGAACAACTAAAACAAAATCGCGCAGCAGCGATCGATAAACTAATTAACGCAGCAGCGAAAGATACCGAAAAGAAATCATACGGTGACGATCGCTTCTGGACACCAACAGTTGACAAAGCTGGAAATGGTTATGCGATTATTCGCTTCCTTCCAGCAGGCAAAGGTGAAGATCTTCCATGGGTCAAATATTGGGATCATGGTTTCAAGGGTCCAACTGGTCGTTGGTATATCGAAAACTCTCTCACCTCTATTGGTCAAAATGATCCAGTGAGTGAGATGAATACACAGCTATGGAATACTGGTCGTGAAGAAGATAAGGAGCTTGCACGTATGCGTAAGCGTCGTCTGCATCATGTCTCTAATATCCTTGTTGTCTCTGACTCTGCTAATCCTGAAAATGAAGGTAAGGTATTCCTTTATAAGTACGGTAAGAAGATCATGGATAAGGTAATGGATGTTATGCAGCCACAGTTCCAAGATGAGAAGCCAGTTAATCCATTCGATTTCTGGGGTGGAGCAAACTTCAAACTGAAGATTCGCAACTTCGAAGGCTATCGTAACTATGATAAGTCAGAGTTCGAAGCACCGACTGAGTTATTTGGTGGTGAAGAAGCAAAGTTAGAAGCGATTTATGAAAAACTTCATGGACTGAATGAGTTCATTAACCAAGAAAGTTATAAATCGTATGCTGACTTAAAGAAGAAGCTATATGAAGTTCTCGGTGAAGAACACATAGCTAATACAGTAGTTTCGACTGACACGCAAGTCGAGCTTAACGAAACTCGTGAGGTCAAGGTTGATGCACCAGCACCCGCTCAGAGTGATGTAAGCCTAGACACAGAAGATGATGGTGATACACTTTCGTATTTTGCGAAGTTGGCCCAACAAGGCTAAACATCTCTGATCTAGAATAAGTAAGGGAAGCGGAGAAATCTGCTTCCCTTTTTATTGTGCTATTGCTAAACTGTTTGTACGATCGAAGTGTTGGCCAATGTTACTAACTTTAGTGATGCTATTGTTTACCTTCGATGATGAATCTGTTACAACTGAAGTGATTTTAGCTGCAGCAGATTGAGCTTTAGCACCTAGAGTATCATCTTGCATTGCTTCCATTTGAGCACCTGTAGTATTAGCTCGTTTTTCTATAGCTGCTTGTTTTAGTAATTCACCTCTTGTAGCAATCTGCTTATCTAATATTGCCTTTTCTGCTCTAAGCTCTTCAATTCTATCTAAAGAGTTGCTAACTCCGTTAGCTTCGATTCCAAAATATTCATTTTCTCCGGCATTCGATCGATCTATTCTGGCTTGTTCTTCTGCTATTTTAGTCCTGACGGCGCGTTGTTCATCTTTTAATTCAAAAAATCTGCTATCTGCTTTTCCTCCAGCCTCAGCTCCTTCTGTTCCGTACATCCGATCATTAAATCCATCTTGAAAAGCACCAGCGGTGAATGGATTCATAGCTTTATTCTTCAGTCCAGCAACTAAGGCTGGAATTAGATCTGTGAAAAGCATATCAAGCATATCTAAAAGAGTAGACATCCCTTCTTTTACCATATCTTTAATACTAAAGCTATCTAACCATTCTGATAGACCGTCAAATCCTAGTTTCGAAGCGACCCATGACAATCCCCACTTAACCAGATCAAGTATACCACCGATAAATCCACCTGCGATACTTCCAATACCTGATAATACTGAATCAAGGATTTTCATAAACATATTATCGAACTCAGATGTCTTGAATTCTTTTACAAATCCTGTTACAAAGTCCCATAGCATAGATAGTGGTATAAGCAATTTGCCGAATATAAATCCTAGTTTTTTGAACATAGGTTTAAACTGATTCAGCATACCCATTAGCGACTTTATTGGTTTGAATAATACTGCAGTAGTAGATTTGAACCCTTTACTCACTGCACCGAATTTTTCCTTAAAGTTTTTAATTATGCTTGCAGCGAAACCTATTTTAGATCCTGGACCGAAGAGTGTTGTTTTGAGCAGTTTCAGTTTAGCTCCGATTGTTTTACCAAATCGTAAAAGAGTGTCCTTCATTGTGTTAAAGGCTCCAATAACTAGAG